TGAAGATAACACCTGGATTAAATGTAAAAGAAATCCAGCCACAAATTGTTTTTTCTGACTGGAATGAAAATGGAAAAGAAATTGATACAGATATACAAAATAATAGTGAGACCATTGATTTTAGTCAATTTAAAATGAATGATACTTTATTAAAAGAAAAGTTTGTATTTATACAAGGCATGGATCAAATAGGTAATGATGTTGTTAATCCAAATCATACAAATGATATCAATAAAAATATGAAAATGTGCTTAGAAAATGATGAATTAGTTGGATTTAATACATTGGGATTTATAAAGAATAATATAATAAAATTAGAACCATCTAATTATTTCAAACAAAATGATGGTATTTATATAAAAAAACAAATAGATTCTTCCATTTACATAGGCGGATGTGTAAAAAATTGTGCTAACTATTTAGAAAAAGTTTTTCAAAATATTATAAATATTGTATCTTTATTTAAAGATTATCAAATAATTATAGCTTATGATGATTCTAATGACGATTCATTAAAAATATTAGAAAAATATCAAAAAAAATTAAAATTAGTAATTATTAAAAATAGTAATAATTCTAAATATTCAGTAAAAAATATATGTAATTCAAGAAATTCAATATTAAAATTTATTAAAGATGATGACAAAAAGCATGATTATTTTATCATGATTGATATGGATGATGTTTGTTCTAATCCTTTAAATACAAATTTATTAATAAAATATATGAAAGAAAATAATGAATGGGATGCTTTATCATTCAATCGAAAAGACTATTATGATATATGGGCATTATCAATCGATGATTATTTATTAAGTTGTTGGCATTTTGATGTAGAGGATAAAAATAAAATCATTGAAAATACTAGAGATTATATTAAAAAAAAATTAAATAATAGTAAAACGTTAGTTTCATGTAAATCAGCATTTAATGGTTTATGCATTTATAAAACAAATAAATTTATAAATTGTACATATGATATTAATTTAGATCAAAATTTAAAATATTTTACAAAAGAAGAAATTAAAAATAACGAAAATACATTGAATGCTACATTTAATAAAAAGAGTTGGGTATGTGAATTTGATTGTGAACATAGAAAATTTCATTTAGAAGCAATAAATAAAAATAATGCAATTATAAAAATATCACCCTATTATTTATTTAATGAAGAATCAGATAATATAATCGAGGATTATTTATCTGAAAAATATTGTGATTATGTTTCATCTAGAGGTATTTTAAAATCATGTGAAATAAAATCAAAATTACCTAAGTCAGGAAATTCAATAATAGAACATTATAATTTCCAAAATCTAAAAGATGGAAGTGTTGTATATGTGTGTAGTGATGGTTTAAAAAATTTATTAGAAAAAATAAAACATTTAAAAAACCATATAATTTTAGTATCTGGAGATAGTGATTGGACTATTCCAGGCGATATTTTTAGTAATAAATACGAATTTGATAATTTCATTAATTCTGAATATATAATACATTGGTTTTCACAAAATTTAACAGAAAAGCATGATAAAATATCACATATTCCTATTGGAATGGATTATCATACAATGACAACTAAAATAAATCATAATTGGGGAAATTATGCTACACCTTTAAAACAAGAATGTATATTAAAAAATATCAAAATAAACGCAAAGCCATATTATCAAAGAGAAGTAAAATGTTATGCTAATTTTCATTTTTTATTAAATACCAGATATGGTCAAGATAGGAAAGATGCTGTAGAACAAATAAATAAGGATTTAGTTTATTATGAGAAATCATTTATTAATAGAAAAGAATCGTGGATTAATCAAAGTAATTATAGCTTTGTTATTTCACCACATGGAAATGGTTATGATTGTCATAGAACATGGGAAGCATTATTATTAGGTTGTATTCCAGTAATAAAAAAATCAAATTTAGATAATTTGTTTGATGGTTTACCAGTATTAATAGTAGATGAATGGAAAAATATAAGTCAAGAATTATTAGATAATACAATACAAAAATTTAAAGACCAACATTTTAATTATGAAAAATTAACATTAAAATATTGGATAGATAAAATTTATAAATATAAAGAGTATATTTACAAAAAAAATAATATAATCAGAGATAACAAGAAAAGAATTAAATTATTATGTAATTGGACATCTAGTGAAGAATTACTTAAAGAATGGAAACCAATAATTAAAGAACAATTAAAATATCAAATAGAATTTACATTTTCTAATGAAAATATTGATTACTTTATTATTATAAATAAACCTCAGTATGAATCTGATTTTTATGATCCTGAAAAAACAATTATCTATCAAATGGAACCATGGGTTCATCATAATAATAAAAATTGGGGTGTGAAAACATGGGGATTATGGGCAAAACCAGATAAAAATAAATTCAAACATGTTCATAGTCATGATGAATATTTAAATAATGTTCAATGGCAAATAGAAATTCCAAAAACAATAGATATTCCAATAAAGAGACAAGATAAATTAATAAGCATATTAAGCGAAAAGTATTTTGACGATGGACATAAAAAGCGTGTGAATTTTATTCGATATTTAGAAGCAAATGAACATAAATTGATTCATATTTTTGGAAAAGAAAATTATCATCAATTGAATTATTATCAATCAGAATTAAAAGAGAATAAAAAAGAAAATCATTATATTCATTATAAGTATTGCTTTTCTGTTGAAAATAATAGTGAATATAATTATGCTTCGGAAAAAATATGGGAACCAATATTGTGCGAGTGCTTATCCTTTTATTGGGGATGTCCCAATTTAGAAGAATATATTGATCATAGGGCTTTTGTACGACTAGATTTAAATAATATGGAAGAATCATTATCTATTATAAAAAAAGCAATAGAAGAAGATTGGTGGAGTCAAAGAATAGATATTATACGTAAAGAAAAAGAAAGAATTATAAATCAATTAGGATTTTTACCAGTATTACATAATATTTTAAATGAAAAGCCTCTTTATAATAAATTTAAAGTAGAAACGTCTTCAAAAAATATTGATAAAATTATTACAAAAAAAGAAAATAACCAAAATGTTCTACAAGAATTATTAAGTTATTTTCATTTTATACCACAAAAAGATATTATAGGTAATGATTTATATTTCAAACAAGTGAATAATATTTATGATTTATTAGAATGTGCTTTATTAGATGAAAATTGTAAAGCAGTAAATACATTAGGATTCTATAAAAATAAAATAGTTAATTTAAGTGATTCATCCTATATACCACAAAATGGTGGAATATTTATTAAAAAATAAAATTATATATATATTAAATAAAATTATGTATATATTAAATAAAATTATGTATATATTAAATAAAATTATGTATATATTAAATAAAATTATATATATATTAAATAAAATTATATATATATTAAATAAAATTATATATATATTAAATAAAATTATATATTAAATAAACTATTAAATTTTACTAATATAATTTTTATGAGACATATCCAGTAATTTTATAGTATCTTCTTTATTATGCCAAGAGCCTATTTTTACCCATTTATCCTTTTCAAGTAATTTATATGTCTCAAAGAAATGAGATATTTCTTTCAAGGTGTACTCTGGAATATCTTCAATATCTTGAATATGTGAAAAAAAAGGATCTTTATTAATCACTGCTAACATTTTTTCATCACGACCTTTTTCATCTTCCATTACCATATAACAAATTGGTCTTATATCAACAATACAACCAGGAATTAATGACTCTCTACTCATTATCAATACATCTAATGGATCACCATCATCGCACATTGTTTGAGGAATAAAACCATAATTATGTGGATAAAATACAGCACTATGTAATACTCTATCGAGAACTAATGTATTTTTATTATGATCCCATTCGTACTTCATTCTAGATTCTTTAGAAATTTCAACAAATGCCGGAATGACATTAGGGTATTTATTATCTTTAATCGATATATTATAAGGGAAATTTTTAAGATACATAAGTATGGTTTATACATAATATTTAAAATTTAAACGAATTCATATAAAATTACCATCCAACAGTTAATATATTTTCTAATGGCATTTTTACTTGAAGGCGATATAAATCATATTTTGATGGATTTTCAATACTAGTATCTATAAAGTCTTGAACTAAGTTTCTTTTAGTAGAATAAACACCGTTATACCATGAATGAGTATATTTACTTTCATAATATTTAAAATAATACAAAGCCATTGTTTTTGATGTAGTTATTGGATGTATATCATGAAATCTCATTGTTTTTTCAATTTCATGTATAAGTTCTATTCTTTTAAAAATATATTTACATTTTCTAAAAAAAGATGTGATAATAATAGCTTTTTTATTTTCATTTCTAAATAAAATAAATTTTAAATCACATATATTTTTTTTAGATAACATAAACATGCATTTATCTTTATATGGTAAAAATGTAGAAATATGATACATCATATCATTATTTTTAAAAACGTTATGTTCTTTTGTTTTTTTCATATTAATTATTTTATTTAATTAATTAACGATATAAATAAAAAAAAAAAAATCATTTTATTATATATGAGTTCTAAAGGAAAAAATAGTACAAGTATTGAACAAAAAATAAAAAATAGAATTAATCAATCAAAAGTAGAAAAAATAAATACAAATAAATCGGATGTACAAAAGCCAAGAAACCCAAGAAAAAAAAATTCCACACCATTAAGTAATATTCAAAAACAATTTAGTGAACGTATTGATACAAGCAAAAAAGAAGATTTATACATGAATCAAACTGAACAAACATTTATCAATGATCAAAAAGAAATTATAGATAACGAAGGTAAATTAGGATGCGTAATTATGTAAAATTATTTTATTTATTTATTTATTTATTTATTTATAATAGTATCTTATATAAATGAACTTAAAGAGATACAAATATATATAATTATACTGGTTGAATGCCCGAGTGGTCTAAGGGGGTGGACTTAAGACCCACTGTCAATGACGCGTGGGTTCGAACCCCACTTCAACCATTTATTATTATTTTTATATATATTTTATATAAAAATAATATATATTTATACATTAAATTATTATTTGTTTATTATTCTTTATTTTATTAGTAATTGCTTTTATACCACCAATTTTCTTAATATCGTAAGATGATATATTTAAATCTTGTAGATTCTTTAAGTTAATCTTAAAACTCTTATCTTCCTTTAATTTATCATTAATACACTCAATAATTGAAGATTCTATGCTTTGAATTGTATTAATCTTTTTCTCAGAATTATTTTCAATTAAATTCAAAATTTGTTGATGAATTATATTTAAGTCTTTTTCTCTATTATTTAAACTAATTTGAAGCCTACTTATTAGTTTTCTATCATTATCAATATATTCAAATTGATTCATTACTAAGGATAAAATATTATTTAAATGGCTAATAAATGTATTTATATCAAAGTGATGATCTTGATTTTTTAAAAAAAGGATAATATGTTCTAATAATATAATAGAAAAACGAATAAATTCCGGATTATTAAATACGTTAGATATTAATATAATAGGCATATTATTTCTAAATTGAAAATTAAAATACCGTGTATTGTTTAATAAATTTGTATCATTTAAAGATATAAATAAGCCTGAATTTATTTCATTTGATTTTGACCGTAAATCAAAATCTTTAAAGAATTTATTAAAATCTTCTTTCTTACAAGATTGTACATTTTTACTTTCTATCATTAATTTCATATTTCCATACGTAAATATTAAATCTCCAAATGAAGTTTCTTTGTGCGTATCAGTAATTGAGCATGAAGAGAATTTATCATATAAATAATTCTCAATGAATTTTTCTCCAAAATTACCTTTCTCAATATTTCCTTTAATGAATTTATCAAAATAAGTAGAAAAAGTAGAATTAATATTATTTATTTTATCTTCTATTAATGTTAATGTTTTATTATTATTATTATCTTTAATTAATTCTATTAATCTATTGTTCTGTTCTTGTTGAATTGTATTTATATTATTTTGAATTGACTGAGTAATAACATTATTAAATTGATTATTCATTACATCTATTTTATTATATAGATCAATTACTTTAGATTGATATATATTTATTTCTTGATTATTTAACGTTATATCATCAATATTTTTTATATGATTATTATCTTTATCTATTAAATTCATTACAAACATAGAACCAATATCTAATATTAATTGATTTAAAGATGTATTATTTAACGATAAAATAAACGTTAATGTATCATTTTTATAACTTTTATCTGTATTAATATTCATTATATATAGATATAATAATAATATTTTATATAAAAATGTATTAAAATACTAAGAAATTTAACAATAAATTAAAAAAAAATTTAAATTTTGATTAATAATAAGTTTTTATTAAAAAATATAAAATTTTTAATATTAAAATTTTGTAAAAGGATTTACCAATAAGAAAAATTAAAATATTTCAAAAATAACAATAAAAAATTATGTTATACGGTCCCCCATATAAGCAAAATATAGTCACACAACGATCTGAGCTTTTTTTCTAAATATAATATAGGGCATAACTATATTTATTTACAAATTATTTTACTATAGTTAACTT